CGCCATCAGCTTCACTCAGGCGATGACGCTGACGACTGGTGGCAACCTGCTTGTCGGCACGACCACAGACGGTGGGCAAAGAGCGCGAATCGCCAGAAATGGGGCAGGCGTCATTCTCAACCTAGGTGACAACACGGCTCAAAACTTCGACATTTCATCGAACGCTGCTTCTGGTTCATCTGGCGTCATTACGCTTGATACATCCAACGGCGCTGCACAAGCTTTTTCTATTGGCGGCACCGAACGCGCCCGTATCGACTCCAGCGGTAACTTGCTGGTGGGGACGACAAACAGCGCTATTAATGCCGGGGAAGGGATAAAGCTGCTTGCGGATACGGCAAGGCGGATCGCATCGGTTTCATCAGTTAGCACAAACGCCGGGGGCGAAACATTCACAATGTATTCGACTGGCGCTGCAGCTTATCGTTTTTATGTTGGATGGGGCGGCACTGTCTTTGCCACCAGCACCAGCATCAGCGCTATCTCTGATCGCACTCTGAAAGAAAATATTCGTGATCTGGAAACGGGCCTGACTCAAGTGATGGTCCTCAAGCCGCGCCGTTTTGACTCGAAGAACGGTGATGCTCAGAACGTGGCTGGTTTTGTAGCGCAGGAAGTTGAGGAAGTGCTACCTGAGCTGGTGACTGACTACAAATACAGTGACACTGAAACCAAAAAGTCGCTGAAGATGGGTGACATCCTGCCCACGCTGGTCAAAGCCATCCAAGAACAGCAAGCCATCATCACCGCCCTGACCGCCCGTGTCGCGGCCTTGGAAAGCCAGCAATGATTACGCAGGAACAAGCAAACCATCTTTTTGAATACAGAGATGGAAAATTGTTTTGGAAAAATTCCAAGCGCCCATCTTTTAATGGCAAAGAAGTCGGATGCAATGACGGTCAAGGTTATATAAAAGTTACTGTGGATAAGAAGCAATATTCTGCTCACAGAATTATTTATCTTATGCACCACGGAGAACTTCCTGATGTTATTGACCATGCCGACAGGAATGTAAAAAACAATAGAATAGAAAATTTACGCCCTGCCAATGCCAGCCAAAATGGAATGAACTCCAGATCAAGACAAAAAAGCATTAGTGGATGTAGAAATGTGACTAAAAACAAAGGCAGGAATAAATTTTCTGTTTACATCAGAATAAAAGGCAAAAGTACATTCATTGGTAATTTTGATGACTTGGAATTGGCCGATCTGGTTGCTACAGAAGCCAGATCAAAATACCACGGTGAGTTTGCATTTAAATAATCCAACTGAAAGGAACAGCCATGACAACCACTTGGAAAATCACGCAGACAGACTATGAAACCGCAACTGGCTTCATCACTACAGCCCACTGGACTGCCACTGCTGTGGATGGTGACTACAGCGCCAGCATCTACTCGACCTGCTCTTGGACACCGGGAACCCCGACTGTTCCCTACAACCAAGTCACTGAGCAAGCTGTTTTGGAATGGTGTTGGGCTTCTGGCGTGGACAAAGACGCTACTGAAGCTGCTCTTGCCCAACAGATTGAACTGCAAAAGAACCCTGTAACCAGCACTGGTTTGCCCTGGGCAGCTTAATAAGGTATCCCCATGAGCGATTACCAAAGAATCCGCACACCATTTACGGCAATGAGCTTTACGCCAGATGTGCCGAGTAACGCTCTTGGGCCTTTGGAATACAACTCTGGTCTGAACGTCGAAGCAGATGTTCGTGGGATTAAAAAGATCTTTGGCGAACAGGAAATCCTGACTGCTGTTCCCAACTATTCCATCTTCATGGAAGGCGGTTTTCGCTCTCAGACCAGCTGGGTGTACATCGTCGCCACTAGGAATGCCTCTAATCAAGGCAAGTGGTACATGGTGACATCTTCTGGGGTAACAAATATCACGCCTGGTGTGGGGGGAAATCCTTCTGTTTTTCTTTCCGGCTATGTTGAAGGCCTGAACATCACCAGTGGCTGGGTTGGCAATGTGTTCTTTATCAACGACACTTTAAACAACCCCATGTATTTCTTGCCGACCAGCAATGAAATTACCATCACTTCTGACGCCTCTTGGAACTACGAAAGCACTCTGGGTGTTACCAAGACCACTGCTGGTTTCCTGCGTAATTTCTGCTCTCCCAATGTCGGCAACATTTTGATCGCTGGTAACTTGACCAAGACCTCTGGTGGCATTGAAACCAACTACCCAACCACCGTTCGCTGGTCACAGGCATTTGCCAGCCAAGGCTATCCAGCAACCTGGGAGCCTACCCTGACCAACGTAGCTAACGAGCAGGAAGTTCCTGTCCGTGGTCCTCTGATTGACGGCTTCTTCCTTGGCGCAAACTTCTACGTCTGCTCCTACTGGGATACGGTGGTTTTCACCCCCATTGCCTACCAAAACAGCACTGCCCCAATCTTTGGCGTCCGTTTGCTCAACCAAGGCCGTGGATTGCTGAACAACGACTGCTGGACCAATACGGACTCCAACGTCTATGGGCTGGATGCTAGGGACATTTGGGTGTTTGATGGCACCAACTTTACTTCGCTTGCCAACCAAAAGGTCAAAGACTATTTCTTTGGCAACCTAAACCCGACCTACTATGACCGTGTTTTCATGGTCAACAATACCCAGAAATACCAAATTGAAATCTACTATCCTGACCTGACATCCACCGGTTGGTGCAACAAGATGCTGTCTTACCGGTACGATTTGCAGGTCTGGAACGCTCCCAAGACTGTCCAGAACGCATGCATGGGCACAGAAGGCCCTAAATTCGTCTCAGGAGCGTTTAATTTGGCCTCCAGGACTGTTGTCTATGCTCGAGGTGATGTAACGTCTGCCAAGCTGATTCAGACCAATGTGGGCAACTCGTTCATCAACAATGCTCCTATCCCGGCTTTGTTTGAACGCACCAATATGACCCTGCAGACGGACCAAGGACCGGTTCCTTATTCTTCCAAGGTCTATGTCCACAGGGTATTGCCCGAGATCTCCGGATCTGGTGCCATCAATATCACCGTGGGTGCTGCCAACAGCACTGCTCAAGTTCCGACCTATGGTCAGACTGGGGTAACCAGCATTGACACCAGCACTCCCTGGATCACCACTCAACAGCAGTCTGGACGCACCATTGCTGTTAAAGTTGAGTCTAATGACGCCACAAATACGTGGAATTTGACCGCATTGAATTGGCAAACCACTATTGTTGAGGACGCTTTCTAATGCCTTTCGCACTAGACTCAAGGCCAGAGCTTTCCGAGATTTCGGAGGCTGTAAATTACCTGTTGAGCAACTTCTCAACGGGTGTTACGTCCGACCCCAATACTGGTCAGATCAGTGGTCCTACTGGTGAAGTCATTGGGTATTTGTACAAGTACATGGCTGTCAAATACGCTGATAGCTTTGATGGCTCTGTTAATTTCTCAAATAGCCCAACCAACCGACAGTATTACGGCATCAGAAATAGTGACGATGCTGCAGAATCGTCTAATCCAGCGGATTACATCTGGTTTAAGGTTTCTGGTGGCTTTGGCGTAACCAAATCCCTTTGGTATATATCCACTGGTGGCCGTCAAATCCAGTTTGCAGTTTCTGTATCTGCTCCTGATACTGGTTGGTTGGTTGATCCTGGCTCTTCAATTGACCTTGATATTGTCACTTCTGGCACTGTACCGGTTATTGCCGAGACATTTGTATCGTATTTCACTCCATCAATTCTTCAGGTTCCACGTACCGGCAACCCTCTTTCCCCGGTTTTGAGTGGTATTGCCCCCGTCATGTATGCCACAGACAAAGGGCAGGTCATTCCTTTTGTGGATGCTCAAACCGATACATCTGCTGGATTTGTCAACAACACATGGCGGATTGGCAATAGCTCCACCACAGGTTTTGCGGATATTTCTTACACCAATATTACGATTGGTAACCCAACGGATGCGGGTGACTATGCCCAGTGGCCCAATCCATCGGCCATGCCCAACAGTCCGGCATACATTACTGTGCCTGTTCGGTATAAAAACAGCTTGGGTGTTGTTTCTCAAGCTGGTGTTGCAACCCTTCAGTTGGTTTATGTAGATCCTGGTGCTGCTGGTCAGCAAGGTTCTACGCTGGACATCAGTGGGTATACGGCATTTGTCCAGAATGCTGGCGGTGCTTTTACACCCCCGTCTGCGACTCTGTCTGCAATCCTGCAGAACGTCACGTCCCCAACGTACAGCTGGACCATCAGTGGAGCAACCCCCACAAGTTCTACCGCATCTTCTGTTGTCATAACCCCCACCAGTTCGTCTACTGGTGTTTCGGTGTCATTGACCGTCAATGGGTCAAATCTGACAAGCCCGTTGACCAAGACCATGAATCTGCCGGTGGTCTATGACGGGGTTCCTGGTCAAGCTGGCGCTAATGGTGTGATGTCGGCATTCCCGACCATTTACATCTGGACAGGCTCGTCTACGCCCCCTACGAGGCCTTCTACGACCTCAACCTATACTTGGGCTACCGGAGCCTATACAGCGCCTTCTGGGTGGTCTACGCAGGCTCCTAGCAACACGACTCCTGGCAACTATCTGTGGTCCATCACGGTTCCGCTTAACGCCTCAGCCACAACTGTTAGCAGTACGCTGGATTGGACAAACGTAACGTACCCAATCAGGGCTATTGCTTTCAACGGCAACAACGGCACAAACGGGACTAACGGCACCAATGGTGCAAACGGCAGCAATGGCTCGGCAACATTTGTTGTTACTCGTTTTGCCAATGACAGCTCTCCGCCAACTAATGCTGAAGTCAATGCCATTATTGGCCGCAATCCTGTTGCTGGTGACATCTGTACTGTCTCGTACAACAACTACAACAATGCGGTTGTTTATCAGTATGTAACTTCTTGGACTCTGTTCCAGACGTACATTACTGGCAGCCTGATTGTCCAAAACACGATCACTGCCGACAAAATGGTCACTGGAGTTATGAGTGCTGACAACACTCTTACTCGAGGACTTACTGTTCGAGACAACAGTGGCAATATTCTTCTTGCTGCCGGCACTCCACTGAACTTTGCAAACATTACACCGGCATCTGGGTGGCTTAACAGCAACATCAACATTACCGGTGGTGCAATCAGTGGAATCGGCACAGGCTCTGGTACTGTGGTTGCCAACAATCAAATTAGCATTTCTGGTGGGTTAATTACTGGAATTGGCACTGGAAATAACACTGCTGTTGCCAATAATGCCATTTCTATCAATGCGGACGGCACATTGTCTGGTGCTGGTGGTGGTGCTGTAACTCCCAACGGTATCAATGCTGTCAACGTAAATCTTTCAAATGCTCCTGCTGGCATATTAAACAGTAACGTGACGCTTGGCACTTTGGGTGCTGGTGGTTTTGCTTATCTGAATCAAATTACCTCTGCAAACGTATCAACATACATTGCTGGGGCTGCTATTGGCACTGCTCAAGTTGGTGTTTTGACTGCTGGAAACATTGGTGCTGGCACGATTGACGCATCAAAAATTGCTGCCAATACGATTACTGCCGGACAGATTGCTGCCAATACGATTACTGCATCTCAAATTGCAGCAAACACAATTACTTCGGCGCAAATTGCTGCAGGAACGATTTCTGCCACAAACATGGCGGCGAACTCAATTACTGCTGCCAACGCTGCTATTGCAAATGCTGCGGTTGACACGCTTCAGATTGCCGGTAGCGCAGTAACTGTTCCTGCTGGGGCTTTGCTTGCATCCAGCACAACAATTGGTGGTGGCGTAACTCTTTTGTCTGTTGGAGTTGATAGTGCTGCAAGTCCAGTATATATTTCCAGCGTTTTGAATATTACAAATAGCAGCATAAGCAACCAAGGTTTTGTAAATATTGCCATCAGAAGAAACGGCAGCAATTTAATTGTTTTCAATGGAGTTATTGGAGTAAACAGCACTGCTGTATTTCCTCTTGGGTATTTTGATTCCAGTCCGGGTTCTGGAACAAACACTTACAGCATATATGCAGAACAAACTCTGGGTAACAATTTCGCTATTGGCGGAAAATGCAGTTTGTTTGCGATTGGAACAAAACGATGATTTACGGTTATGTAAATTCAGAGAATATTTTGTTGTTTACAACCAACAATGACACGCCTCAACAAATTGATGGTCTTACCTGTGTACAGGTAGATTTTGATATTGGAAATCCGCCATCAATCTATTCTGTGTTTAACTATCAAACAAAACAATGGGTTGATCCAAGGACTGACCAACAGAAATATGAGCTTGCTTGCGAACAAATAATTGGTCAAAGAAATCAATTTCTGTATGAGTCCGATTGGACTCAGATTCCGAACAATCCTCTGACGCCAGAAAAGCAGCAAGAATGGGCTGATTACCGCCAACAGCTTCGTGATATAACTCAGCAATCCGGCTATCCATTCAATGTGATTTGGCCGACTCCTCCGCAAGGATAAATCATGGGATCTCCAATTTCTCAAGTTCAAGCCCCTCAAACTGGACAGCCTCAGGGCAAAGGCTTTGCGGCTTCTAGGCCGTCGGACGGACAACTCCGGGGTGATTTTGGTGACCCGCAATATGACCAAAACATGATGTCTCCGGCTGTAATACCTCAACCTCAAGGCAAAGGTGGGAGAGTCACATATCCCGGTCAATCTGGTCAGCCTAGGATTGGGCAGCCAAATAACTATTCAAATACCGTGGGTCCGTGGGATAATGCCTCCATTGGACAAAGTCCAAGTCAGACATTCACTGGCTATACTCAGCCCAGTCAACGGAACCGCCAAGGCTTCTTAGGCGGCAAAGGTAAAGGAGCTTAATCATGGGTGGCGGCAAAGGTTCTAGTACCACTACGGTACAAATGACGCCGGAGCAGCGAAAGCTCCTGCAAGTTCAAACTGACGCACTGACACAAACCTTTCTTCCTGCTTACCAGCAGACGATTGGTGGTGCTGGTACGGCTTATGGCCAAACCGCTCCTGCTGCAACCCAAGCCGCTCAGACCGCTATGAACGTCGGTCAACGTGCTGGTGCTTTGCAAGAGACTGGCGGTTCTAGGGCATATCAAACCGGTCTAGGTGGTTCTGAAGCTCTTGCTGGTTATCAAACCGGTCTGGGACAAAACCTTGCTGGCCAAGGTGCTGGTGGTGTTGGTTCTCTTGCTGGTTATCAGGCCGGTCTTGGTGCTGGTCTTACTGGTCAAGGTGCTTCTCAACTTTCCCAGCTGTTTAGCCCTCAGTTCAAGCAAGAGCAAATCCAAGCTGCTTTGCAACCTGCCAGGGAAGAAACTCGAGAGCAGATGAACCAACAAGCTGCTTTGTACGGTGGTGCTGGTGGCATGGGTTCTTCCCGTCAAGCTCTGGCTTCTCGTAACCTGGCAAGCCTTGCAGAGCAGCGTATGGGTTCTGTTGCTGCTCAGACATCGGCTGGTGTTGAACAGCAGCGTCAACAGGCTGCTCAAGCGATCTTAGGCGCTGGTCAAACAGCAACTGGTCAGGCTGGTGGCTTGTACTCGGGTCTTCTGGGTGCTGGTCAAACTGCTCTTGGTGCTGGTCAACAGGGCTATGGAAGTCTTGCCGGAATGGGTCAACAAGGTCTGTCTGCTGCACAACAAGCTGCTGCAAGCCGTATTGGCTACGCTCAGACGCCTCAGGACATCTACAGCAAATATGCTCAGGTAGTGTTTGGTGTTCCGCAGGCTTCTACGACTCCGCAGTTCCAAGGCACTCAGGGCCAGACAAGCTCTAGCAAAGGTGCTGGCTTTCAGATGAAGTGGCCGGGAGGTTAAAAAATGATGGCAGTTCCTAATTTTGGTTCGCCCAAAAACTACGGTGATTGGGCGCAATATGCAGGATTTGATTCTTCCAAACCGATGATGGGAATTGCCCCTCCGTTGACCAATCAAGCCGTTCAGCCCCAACCGGTTGCTCCAACGATTGCTCAAGTCGGGCAACGGATGCAAGATGTCGGAACGCAGTTTTCTCAGGGCAACTTTATGAATGCTGCAAAAACTTTCATCAATGGCGCAGCAGTACCTGGTGCAAAACCGGCAGTGACAATTGCTCCTATCCCACAAAATCAGCCTAAAGACCTTGATGGTGACGGCATGATTTCTGATTTTGAGGAATAAATCATGGCTGAGATTGAAAACGCCGTTAAGCCTCCCAAAGACATTGAAAATATCGTTGTTATTGGTCGAGCTATTGCTCCCAACTCAACGCCTGAAGACCGTGTTGAAATGGCAAATGTCGTCAACAAAAAGGTCACCAATGACACCCAGGGTCATTTAAACACTCAAACACAATGGTTGCCCATGATTGGCGCTCTTTTGGGCGGCAATCTCAAAGAGGCATACAACTATTACAACGGCGGCTCTACTCGGACTGAGGCTGCTTTCCACCCAACTCTTGGTCAATTCCAAAGAGAGTACAACCAGCGTGGTCCTACTGGTCGTATCTTTACGCAGAATGGCGAAGAACTGGATGCCAAAACAATCAAGAGGCTTGATGAGTCTGGCGGCTTGATTAGCAACACAGACAGGAATGCTTTTAGCACTGGCGCATATGCTGCTGCCACTGAAAACCAAAAAGCAATGATGACTGGTCTTGCCAAGCCGGTTGCAGATCAATATCAAAGGTCTGTCACTGTTGCCCAGCAAGGATCTGCTCTTCGCAATCTGCTGGAAGACCGTAGGCGATTGATTGCTGATCAAAACAACATTCCTGTTCTTACGGCCATCTCTAAACTGTCGCCTCAACAGCGTCAGGCTTTGTTTGGATTTGTCACATCTCAGACTGGCAAAACTTCTGGTACGGCTCAAGAACTTAAAACCGGTGAGTCTGCAAGTGTTCTTCGTGGCCAGAATGTCCAAGGAACTGTTAGTGGTCGTCTAGGCGGCGGTGAAGCTGGCGGAGCCCCAAGCGGTTTGCCAAGTATTGCAGGCGTAAGTGCCAGTCGCAGTGCTGGCGCAATGAATCAAGTACAGACTGCTGGCTCTACTGGTGAGTTGGCTGGCATGACTACCGGCAAGTCTGAGTCCGTTCAGCAAAACGTGATGAGCGAAATCAATCGCATTACTCAAGGTGCGATTAGCAAACCAGAACAGTTCTTTGCTTTGCAGCGGATTCTTCAAAACACTCAACAGATTGAAGCAGCTCGAGCATCTATGCGGCCTGAAGACATGGCTCCTGGTGTTCGTCAGCTTTCTTCTGTTGATCCTTTGCTGAACAACCCAATGGATGTTGTGGCGCATGATATTGACTTCCAAAGGAACAACTCCTTGAATGTTGCTTGGAACGCATATCTTGCCAAGAAGATGCACGAAAACATTCGCAACATTGACCCTCAATCTATTGATAAGCTGCGCGAAGATTTCACCAGAACTCAGACTTTCAAGGCAATTGAGCGCACCTATGATTCTGAAATTGAAAGGTCTAGGGGCAAAAAAGTTGAAAGAGAAGAGGGTCAAATTTATGTTGATCGTCAAAACCGTTTGCGCCGTTGGGTGAATGGCGATTGGGAGCCTGTAAATGCTCGATGATATTGACTACAGCGCTCTTAGCGCATCTCAAGAACCTGCTGAAAAGCCTTCTCCGAAATCAGGAGTTTCTTCACGCAGCGTTACAAAACCTCAATCTAAAAAAACTGACGTTGAGGAATTAGGGCGCAAAGCAGAAAGACTCCAACAACAAATTGGAGAGCCTGAAATCCCAGACATGATGTCCGAATATGGACTTCCCGCTCTGGGTATTCTTGGCGGTCTTGCTGCTGCGTATGGCTTATACAAAAAAGGTCAAGCAAATGCGACATATGACTCTGGCGTAAAAGCTCCAGAGTTGTCTGTTCCTGCTGACAATAAGGGACCTTCTGCTGTTCAATCTGTTGAACAAAACATTGCACAGACTCCGCAGAAAAGCGCTTTGGATTTGGCAAAAGAACGCTTGATGCAAGGCAAATCTGCTGGTATTGGCATTCAACCGCCTGCTGGGCCTACATACAATGTTCCTACGGCTAACACTCCTCAGATTGGCATACAAGCTCCTGTTCCTGCTGCCGTACAAGCCCCGATGGGTGCAACACCTCCAGCACCGTCTACTCCTGCGATTGCTGACGCTGTAGCCTCTGGAGAAAGCCCTGCCAAGGCTATCCAGATGGATGTTGCCAAGCAGATTGAAGCCACTCCTGCTGTTCCTCCTGAGGCTCCTGCAGAAAGCGGCATCAAGAAACGTGCCGCCAAAACTCCGGTGACGTTCAAGTCTCCTGAGAAGCTTCCTGAAGGCATGTCATTCCGTGCTGACCTTGGCCCTGGTGACAACTGGCTGTTCAACACCTATGGTCCTGAAGGCCGTAAAGCCATCCTGCAGACCTACAACAAAGGCAAGCCTGCTGTCAGCTACGAGAGGGCGAAAGAGCTTAGCCAACTTCTGCAGCAAGAGCGGATTGGTCCTGCTATCCCTCGAGAGGTTGCCAAAGAGCGTGGAATTGCTCCTCCTGAAACCAACTTTGGCAAGCTTGGCAAGGCCGTCAAAGTGGCCGGTGTTGCTGGTCTTGGCCTTACTGCTGCACAGCTGGCGCAGGCTGCACAGCAAGCTCAACAGGGTGACTATAGTGCTGCCCGTGAGTTTGGATTCAACTTGCTAGGCATGATCCCTGGCATTGGCTCTGCGTTCAACCTTGGCACATTCTCTCCAGAGCTTGGTGCTGGTGAGCAGAAAGAGCTGGCAAAACGCCGTCGAATGGCCCCCACGATTGACTGAGGTAGAGATGGACCGGATTGATCCAGTCGAATATGGCAAATTGATTGCAACCGTAGAAAACCTGAACTCTAAGGTTGAGTCAATGGACAAAGACATCAAAGCTCTTCTGGAATTGGCTAATCAATCCAAGGGTGGTTTTTGGATGGGAATGACCATAGCCTCTGGCATTGGGGGCTTTGTAGGGTGGGTGGTCAACCACCTGAAAGCATGAAGGATTGGGCTGTTGCATTCATCGCAGCAGCTTCATTGATAGGCATCGTATTGTGGACCGTCCATGTTGTTTCTAAGGTGCTCATATGATCGACCTATTACTCGATCCAGATAAGGCTCTTGATGCGGTCAATAAGGCCGTAGAACTGGTCAAGAAGGCCAGCAAGACCGTTGATAACGTCGAATCCCTTGGCCCTGTCCTGGGCAAGTATTTTGACGCCAAAGCTCAAGCTGTTGCTGCTGCTCAACAGGCCAAAGCATCCGGCTCCTCTATGGGTAAAGCTATGGAGATTGAGCTTGCCATCGAGGCTCAAAAAGAGTTTGAGAACCAGCTAAAGGATCTGTTCTGGCAAGCCAACAAGATGGATGTTTGGCAACGGATCAAAGCCCGTGAAGCTGCCATGAATGTTGAAGCTGCTCGAGCTGCTGGCGCTGCTAAACGTGCTGCTGCCAAGAAGAAAAAAGAGCAAGAAGAAATGATTGAGATCACCATTGCTGTGGTGATTGGTGTTGTATTGCTTGGCGTACTGATGTGGGGTGGTTGGGAATTGCTGATGTGGTGCAAGAAAACTGGCTGTGCTAGGTGAGTTGGAATTGGAAAGCCGGAGCAAAGGAGTTTGATGCAAGGCTACAACGCTTTGTTAAAAACCCTAGGGTACATATCCTGTGTGACATCTTGCCTAGGCTTCCAGATCCAATTGCCAAAAAGATTGCTGACAAGGTGATGAATATGTTGGGGTTAGGCGAATGAGATACCTGTTAATTGTTTTGCTGTTGGCTGGCTGTAACGATGTTTACCGCTATCCATGTCAGAACCCTGACAACTTTTACAAGCCTGAGTGCCAAAAGCCAAAGTGCCAGTTCACTCAGACATGCCCCGAGTACCTTGTAGCCCCAATTTTGGAAAAGCAAGTACAGCAACAGCAACAGGCAGCATCGGAGGCAAAATGAAAAGTTTTGAAATTAAATCTGTAGAAGAACTTGTCAAGTTAATTCAAGTCATTGTTTGGGGTATTGTTGTCTTTGTTTTGATGATGGTACTTGGCGGCATCGTTGCAACTATGCTGTACTCAGTGACTTTTGTGACTCAGCCAATCAAGTCAATGGCTCCTATTGACATGGCATACACCAAGATGCTGAACGACATCGTACTGATCTTGGCTAGTAGCGTCACAACAATTGTCAGCATGTTTGCTGTCAATAAAGGGATTCAGTCTGCCGCTGAGAAAATGTCTTTAGATCCGAAACCTACAACACCTCCGACGGCTCCGCCAGCGGCGTCCGCACCCACGGAGGTTACTTCTTCCCCAAAGCCCCAAGCCCATCCGGTAGCTCCTGATTGGAACTGGATGGGCTACAAGAACCCTGAGCTTGATGAGTCATGGACCCCTGGACCACCTCCAGAAACGCCTGCAAACCACCTAGAAGACGACTCTGTGCGTGAGGCTATTGCGCAAGCAAGGAAAGAAGCATGAACCGCTATCTGATCGCTGCTGTCGTCACCTTGCTGGTTGTCCTTGGGCTATACCGGTGGGGGTATCACAATGGCTGGTCAACTCGAGACGCTGAGATGCAGGCTGAGATTGCCAAGGCCAATGAGGAAGCTCGTCTGGTCGAACGCAACATGACCGAGCAGATCAATGCCACCACCACCAAACTTCAGGAGGCCAACAATGCCATTGACCAAAAACAGTCTGACCTTAATCGTGCTATCGCTGCTGGCAGGGTGCGCTTCCCCACCTCCAGTTGTGTACAAGCCACCACAAGTACCCCCGCTCCCACCGTCAATCAGCAAGCAGCAGCCCAACCTGACAGAGCGGCTGACCAACCTTCTGATGCCGAGCGAGAAACCCTCAGACTCATCGCCCAAATCGCAGCAGACGGTGACAAAGCCATCAACCAACTGAACGCATGTATAGACGCCTATGAGGCTGTAAGGAGCCAGATCAATGCTAACCGCTGATAAGCTCAAGCAACTTGGGATTGGTGAGCAGTGGCTTGATCCGCTCAATGAAACCTTTGAACGCTACAAGATCAACACACCTCTGCGTCAGGCTGCTTTCATCGGCCAGTGTGGGCATGAATGCGCCAACTTCAAGATCCTGGAAGAGAACCTGAACTACCGGGCAGAGACTCTGATGCGGATCTGGCCTAAACGGTTTCCGACTCTCGAGTTTGCCAAGCAGTACGAGAGGAACCCCAAGAAGATTGCCAACTCGGTCTACGCCAACAGAATGGGTAACCGGGATGAAGCATCTGGGGACGGTTATCGTTTTCGGGGGAGGGGGTGTCTGCAAACGACTGGTTCAGCGAACTACTACCATGCTGGTCAGGCATTGGGTGTAGACCTGATCATGGAGCCGGATCTGCTGTCGACTCCCAAGTATGCTGCTCTAGCTGCTGGGTTCTTCTGGGACACTCACAAGCTCAACCAGCTAGCAGATGTCCGGGACTACACGGCCATGACCAAGAAGATCAATGGAGGCACCATTGGCCTCCAGGATCGGATCAAGCACATCAACCATGCTTTCGACATCCTAAATAGCTGATTGGGATGTACATACAGGACTCAGACCGACTGGTTTCCACCAGCACGACAGGAGTCTTTTCTCCCATCGTCTGTTTGGGGTGATTGATGTACCTTTTGCACCCATGACAGTAATGGTCTGGGTGCTCTGGGTCACATCTGGCAACATCCAACAACAGCGGTCTGAAGTCCATCACAGATCCTTGACGAAGATACCTTCTGCGGTCAAATACCCTTTGCGGTCTTTGATCTGCTCAAAAGCGGCTTTAAGGGCCTCTGTGGGCGTGAATCCTTGGATAGCACACTGCATCACAAGCGTCACCATAATATCCCCCACAGCGTCCTTAATCGCCTCCTTGTCGCCCTTGTTAATGGCATCCAATAGTTCAGCCGTTTCCTCAAGCGTTTTGATAGCTTGGCCCATCGGTTTGCCATTCTGGATGATTCCTCTGGCATAGCCCCAGATTTCCACCTCGTTCTCGTAGTACTGCCAGCTCATTCCGGCTCTCCAGGCTGCATTTTTGCCTTGTCTTCTGCTTGCTGTGCTGCCAGCTGGGGCTGTGCTTGCTGCTGGATCTCAGCGATCAGATTGGCGGTCATGTGGTAGGGCATTTGAGCCAGGGATTGCAGGACCAGATTGGTTTGCTCAAGAGTCAGATTGAATTGCATGGTTACTCCACGATCAGTTGAATTTGAGTGCTGGTTAGACACTCGCCGGTTTCAGGGTGGTACAGAGTACCGGTGACAATATCCGCCCAGAATTTTCCCAGATATTTGTAGGCAAAATTGTGGTGGATGGTGGGATCAAATACGTCTACTTCAACCAGTTTGAACTTGCGTTCTTTGACGTATTCGACGGTCTTGATCTTTTTCTTTTTGACATCGCCATTCTTGAGCTTTTCTATGCCTCTGGAAAGGCAGAACGGCTCACCCTTGACGACAATGTACTCAGAGTGCTTCATGGTGTTTGTGGGGTTACGACACCGTGTTCAGCCCTTTGCAGCATCATTTTGAAGCCAGCAATAGCACCGGCTTCCTCAAGCATTTTGGCTGAATAGGTGGTTACGTTGAATCGTCCATACCCTGGTGCTACGTAGACGTTCTTGTTTCGGTAGTGGGGTACGTACATGATGCCACCAAGGTGGTATATGGTGGTTTTGTACAATTCTGCAAAGTCTTTTTTCATTTCATTCCTTAATTAGAGAGACTGTCTAGCGGTCAGGTCAGGAAGTCGTAGACGATCCCCGATTCCTCAGCCTGAACGGGGTACTTCAGGGCCTCATCCAGACACTTAGAGATGCGCTTCTCGTAGTCTGGATAGGACCGCTTGGTGTAGTCCCCTACCTCCTGAATCAGAAGCTGACGGGCCTCATGCTTTCCATCTGCAATGACCACCTGAACACCCCCGTACTCTGACGAGGGGAAGGGTACCCAATAGGGTACGATGTAGATTGTTTTCATTGGTAGTTACTTAGATGTTTCGTCTAGCGGTCACTGATCCGCTGAACTCGCTTTAAGGCCGCAACTGGAAGCCAACGAACGGCCCCAAAGAACCCCGGCTCCTTGACCTCTACGATGTAGCGCAGCCGTGGCTCAAAGCCGTCAAGGTTTCCGTTTTCGGAAGCATCCGTGTACCGCCCCGTTGGCCGCATCATCTTCACACTGCCCCAGTCGTAATGGGCAAGTTCCGGCTCTTTGAGTAGGGAGAAAAGCAGTTCACGTTCGTTTTGTTTTTCCATGATGTTCCTTAGATGATCTATCTAAGATGGGGTGTTGCCATTCGCCAAAAACAACAATAAGTTGTGGGAAGATTCCCTAACAACACCCCGAAAACATTACCAGGGAATATCTGATGATTCAAAGTCATCTTTGGCAGCCTTGCGGGTAGGCTGGCTGCTCTGACGGGTTTGCTCTTGCTTCTCACGGATGGACAGACTCAGGAAAGGCTTACCACCTTTGCTGACCTTTTTCCACCCGGAGATCCAATATTCTTTGCCCTCCACGTTCAAGGTGCCAGACCAGTCAGGATGCTTTTCATTTTCTTTTTTCTCATTGATGAACATGGTTGCCCTGTTCGTATTGTCAAACTCAGCCATTTCAGTTTCCTTTCGCTTTTTTGAGGGCTGCACGGACTTTGGAGTCCAGTTGATTGAAGAGCCAGACTTTCTGGTCTGCTTCCAGGTTTTCGCTTTCTAGGGCGAATAATGCTTCTTTGGGGCGCTCGTCCTTGACAAGTCTAGATACCTTGCTGGCAAGCTCCTCTAAATATTCTTTGACTTCAGGGGATAGGTCATCGCCAATACCACCTCGAGGAGTGATAACCGAAGCGTCACCCTTAAGTCCAGTGGTTGCAT